GTCGCTTTCAAGCGAGCCCTGAGCTGAACTAACAGCGGAGCTGATCTTGCTGTCCACTTCAGCGGACGAGTCAACGCTCAGGTTGGTGCGTGCAGTAGCAGCATCAGCCAAGTCGCTCAGGTTTGCGGCCTTCTTTACAGACGCATCAGCGCCAGCCTGTGCTGTTGCAGCAGCCGAAACTGCGCTATCGGCAGTGGACTGAGCAGCGTCAGCAGCCGATTGGGCTGCGTCTGCGGCAGACTGAGCGGCATCTGCTGCACTCTGGGCAGCGTCGGCTGCACTCTGAGCCGCTACAACGTCGCTCTGAAGCGTGTCAACTTCGCCTTCAGCAGTCGAAAGACGGGAGTCAAGGTTCTGCCCTTCCAACGTGGTTACGCGGGAGGAAACAGCAGCGATGCTGGAAGACAGCGCGGTTGCAACGTCTGAGCCAGCGGCCAGGGCGTCAGCAATTTCCTTCAGGGTATCGAGCGTCGCAGGACTCCCATTGATGAGAGCGGCGATTGCAGCGTCCGTGTAGGCGTCAGAAGCGGACTTGGAAGTGGAGATCTTGCTGTCAACTTCTGCACTGCTATCAACACTCAGGTTGGTGCGAGCAGTCGAAACGCTGGCGAGGTCGCTCAGGTTCGAGGCGCTTTTGAGCGAGGCGTCTGCGCCAGCTTGGGCGGCAGCGGCTGCACTCGTCAGCGTGTCAAGAGCGTCCTGAAGGCCGGTCACATCAGAAATGACGTGCGAATGTACCGCACGAGCGAACGCCGAGGCGCTCTCAAAGCTGATGATCGTACCATCTGTCTTTTTGATGAACAGCTTGCCGTCGGCAGTGTTCAGGGCGATTTGGCGCAGAGGCAACTCTGCGGACGTTGGGACAACGCCAGAAGTGGCGCTGTACTTGAGTAGGAACTGATTGGCCATATTGGGTTTTGTTTGTTGTGCTACTGAGGGGAAAAGTTACTTGGCGACCCATCCAGTGTTAGTCGCGGTGCCAGACTCTTTGACGTAGAGCGTAGTGTTTGCCCCTCCGGTAAGGTTCAAGAAAAGGCTACCAGGGTTGGCTGTAACTACGCCTTGTGGAGAACCTGAGCCAACGCTAATTGTGGCACTTAGTGTTGCGCCTACGTTGTTGAGCTTGATGCCACCAGAGTCAAGGTTGGTAGCCGCAGAAGCGTCTGCTGCGATCCCAATGCCAACTCGTCCGGCGGCATTGATTACAAACGGAGTCGCATCAGGAGTCACTGAGTCTTCAACCTTTAGACAGTCTCCTGTTCCAAGATTGGTAATCCTAACAGCGGCGGCAGTGGATGAAGTGTTGTTTAGATCAACGCTGATGCCAGATCCTGTGCCGGTTGCATTTTGAGTTGCAGTAATGCACGTGCCTGATCCAGTTGTTTGAGTAACTCCCAAAACCGCACCAGCAGTACTAGCAGAAATGCCCTGTGCCGCAGTAAACGAGTTAATCGCAACTGTAGACGCGGCAGGATAGGTGGCGCCGTTGTTGCCTCTCCAAGTCAAGGCATTATTAGTCGCTGCAAGCCACACGTCTCCATTAACTACAACTGGATTGATGTTTGCTCCCAAATTTAATGGGGCGCTTGTTCCAGAGGGACCAAGGATGAGCTTCCCGGTCATCGTATCTCCAGCCTTGGCAATCGTGCCTAGGTTCGTTCTTGCAGCGGCATTGTTTGCCGAAGTCATAAACGTGTCAATGTCTGATGAAACCGTAAGATTTGGCATGGCTAGGGTCTGATGTAGTCTGAAGTGCCGTCAGGGCGTTTGTAGGTGTCCACCCCTCCGGGACGCAGGTAGGTGAACGTAACGACAGGAGGAACAGCTCCAGCCGTTGCAGGTGTCTTGGACCGGCGTCTGGACAGGAAGCGCAGCATTACAGGCCAAGACCTTGAAGAATGTGCAGCGAGCCAGGACCAGCCGGCGAAATGAACGACACAGTGTCATCGTCCTGGTCCTTGCCGATGGTAACTTGGGAGCCTACCAGCACAGGGTAGCCAGCAGTCGTAGCCGGGGCGCCAGTGGCAGCGTTTCCAACGCGCACATACACCACTGTCGATCCAAGGTTGGTAAACACAATCGACTCTGAGGTGAACCCCAAAGTGACAGAAGCTGACGTGACATTCGGCGTGACAGTGACACCGAGATTGTATGCAGGTTGAAAAGCAATGCCCATAAATTCAACAGTTAGCCAACACGATACCAGTTCTTGAGGATTGGCTCAAACTTCATCAGGAAGAAGTCATTTGCAGCCAGTGAAGAAGGTGCGCCAATGACATTTGCGCCGTTGCCCAGCACAGTCAGCGTGCCAACAGACTGAGTGCAGTTTACCAGCACTTCCTGTCCTTCCTTGGCGTTAATGACTGCCGGCATCGTAATCGAGCCGGTAGCAAAGCCTGCTGTGGGCGTGATAATCAGCCACGCACTGGCACTCTCAGTCGCTACAGCAACACTCCAGCCAGTAGCAGAAGGAGCAAAGTACTGGAGCGTCTTGTCACCAAGAAGAGCTTCACCATTACCAAACTCTTCAGTCGTGTTGATGATGTAATCGTAAACGGACTGAGCCAGAACCCGGTAGTCCTGTCCATTGACGTTGACGGCAAAGTTGGTCGAACTTGTTACCGTGTCTAGTAGTGAAAGTCGTTCAATGGACATACTATGAATTCCTAAATTGGATTTGACCGTTGGGTTCTACCTGTACGGGGTCCAGATTTGGCTGATCTACAAATACACGTTCCGTGCGCTTGTATCCAGCCCCAAGTGGCAGTGTTTTATCGTACTGCAACTCAATCGGAGCCGCTGCTTGAATCAAAAGCTGGTCGTATGTCAACTTTGCGTTGGCCTTGGTATCAGGTGATACCACCTTGCCATAAGCAGGCGCCAGACGCACAGCCAGATTAAGCACCAAAGCCTCGTTGGCCTGCATGGGCGTATCAACCTGTTGGTCGATGTTGCTGTCTCCTGGACTAGATGGCAGAGGATACCCGATACGGATATTCTTGAGATACCAAGAAGACACCATCAGATCAAGGCGCCTCAGCGCGCTGTCCAGTTGATCTGCGGTCAGATCAAAGACATACGAGGCCAGTCCGATTTCCTCGAACGCCTGCTCAATGATCTGTTTTTTGGTGTATCCCATACTACTTCAAAGCCTCTTCGATCAGTTGCGAGATCTTCTTATCAGAAAACCTGCCATCAAACTTAATCCCAAGTTCAGTAGCTTTTTGCTCAAGCTCTTGACGAGTAGGGGGTGCAGTATCATCTGTTTCTGTGGTCGCTACAAATGTTTCCTTCTTGGGTTCGATCGCTTCTGCAAGAGTCAAAAACCAGCCTTCCTTTAGCTTTGCAGCCAGCTCTTCAGCATTGCTGACTCCTGTAAAATCATACGTTCCATTAGGGCGCACATGCTTCCCAGGAACTTTAAAGACCATCGTGGGGTATTCCATTACTTCTTGAGCTTGCCAACGGGTTTACCGGCTGCCTGCTTGGCCTTACGAGCAGTTGAAAGCGCAATGGCAATTGCCTGCTTTTGAGGCCGGCCAGCTTTCATCTCTCTGCTGATATTGCTAGAGATCGTTTTCTGAGAGTAGCCTTTTTTGAGCGGCATAAAAAGTTGATACACAAAAGGGAGGGCAGAGTCAACTGCCCTCCCTAGTGTGATTAAGGACTAAGCCTTAGGGTTGGCCAAACAGGATGATCCCGGACATTTCGGGCTGCTTGTTGACCACACCGAAGATCGTATCAAGACGATAGCGAGTCTTCATGGTGTTGATGTCGTACTGCTTCTGCATGACCAGTTCGATGCCCTGGTCGGTGGAAGCACGCATCACGTTTGCGCCGGCATCCGAAGGCACTGCGTAGCGACCCGGGAGGATCTCAATCGCATCCTTCTGCCAGAAGCAGTTGATCGGAGCCGCTGCCGTGTTCATAAACACGATGGGAGCGGTTGCCGAAGGCGTGTTCACAACCACATTCTGGTACTCAGCCGAAGCAGGAGTCACAGACTGGTTGGAGATGATGGGCGGGCTGATGACCAAGGAGGTGCCACCAGCGGGAACGCTGATGACGCGGAAGGTCTTCAACTGACCAGTGTCCTGCTTGGTGATGTGATGCACCGCATTGACACCAGTGATCTGGAAGCAGTCACCGGCAACCACATTCGCGCTGCTCGACACGGTCACCGTCTGGTAGCGGTTGTCCACGTTGAGACGCTCAGAGGTCGTGGGCGAGCTGGTCGTTGCCTTGGGCACATACGCATTCGCGCCAGACAGCGTGTTGATTGTCAGTCCAGCGCCACCGGCAGCAGCCAGGATGCGGTTGGAGTAGTCGAGCTTGAAGGTGTCAAAGCTCGCCACCTGACCAACGTAAGCGCGGTCATAAGCGGTCAGCGTCTTGCCCTGCAGGGTCTGCCGGCCAGCGAGATTGCTCGCCATGCCGTTGTAGTCACGGGTCGAAAGCGCCAAGTAACGATCAGAGAAGTTCACACCCTGCTCGTTGAAGATGGCTTCGCACTGGGCAACGTCATCAAACCCGGTAGCAGCGGAGAGACGCTTCACAACGAGCGTGCCCTGCGAGGAGGCCACGTTCATCACAGCCACGTTGATATCAGACGCCAGCTTCTGCTTGGCGGCGTCACCGAGGCGCTGCTCCTGAAGGGCGTCACGCAGTTCAGTAGCCGTCATAATCCACGGCACAGACTGGTTGAACCCAATGGTGGCAGGAACCGCCAACTGGACGTAATCCGAGAAGTTCGCAGTCATGTCCGTGCCCGAGA